AATTACTCGCCTTATATCATTATATAATGGTGACGTTCTATTGAAGAAGGTTGACAAGGATTATTGTTTGGGCTTTATCGATTTTCTACGTAATAAGTATACAACACGTGCCGGTGAGCGTCTAAGCCAAATATCATGTTTCAATTTCCTTGGTGATTTTCGCACAGCTCTCAATGTTGCTGTTCAAGAAGGTATCATTGATGTAAATCCAATCACTCTTATACCATCGTCTGAAAAGTTTAAGCCGATTGAACATGTGCGCGAATATCTTACTATTGATGAACTCAAGAGACTCATTGCTACACCATGTAAGTCTGAAGTTGTCAAGCAGGCATTTTTGTTTGCATGCTATTGCGGTTTACGATATGGCGATATCAAATCATTGACTTGGGCAGATATTAGACAAGATGGTGAGCGTTGGACAGTTGCAACGCGTATTGCCAAGACTCAGCGTTTTATCCAAAATCCATTGCCGACAAAGGCTTTAAAATGGTTACCAAAACGCTCAAATGATAGTGATAAGGTCTTCCCCGGCTTGAGCAAAGAAATGACACGCAGATATGTACATGCTTGGGCAAAAGATGCCGGCATTGCTAATAAAAATGTCACATTCCACGTCAGCCGCCATACGTATGCAACCATGTTGCTGACATTTGGAGCCGATCTCTATACAGTTTCAAAACTGCTTGGACACACAAGTATCCGTCACACTCAACGTTATGCTAAAATCGTCAACAGCTTGAAAGACGATGCTATTTCAAAACTTGATAACCTTTAAACTAATTACTTCTCAACTATGGCGAAAGTTAGAACCAAGAAAATCGGGAAAGAGCCGATTAAACTACGTGCGAAAACCTTGAATGATGGTACACAATCCCTATACCTTGATTGCTACTTCGAAGGCAAACGCAGCTATGAATTTTTGAAATTGTACTTGGTGCCCGGGTCAGGTCCGTTCATCAAATCACAAAATGATGCTACACTGAGTGCCGCTAACGCTATCAAGAATAAACGTCTGTTAGAATACACCAACAATAGAGCCGGCCTCATAAATACATCCAATCTTGCGAAACAAAAATTGCGCGATTGGATGGTGACATTCCGCAAAGCTCAAGCGAAGAAAGGTGTGAAGGACCATAATCTAATTTATAGCACTATTCATGCACTATCTCAATACAATATTGATATTCAATTGAGAGATATAAATCGCAAATATTGTATCGGTTTGACTAATTTCTTGCGCAACGATTATCTTACAGAGCGCGGTGAGCATTTAATGCCATACACAGCTATCAATTATTTGGCCTGTGTTCGTAATGCACTAAATATGGCAGTGCGCGAAGGTATCTTGTCTGTTAATCCCTTCAATCAATTATCTGCACAGGATAAAATCAAAACACCGGAGAGCAAACGTGAGTACTTGACCATCGAAGAAGTGCGTCGCCTTGAAGGAACTCCTTGCGAATATGAATTTGCGAAACGTGCATTTCTATTCGGCTGCTACTGCGGACTTCGTATCAGTGACATCCGTCGATTGAAGTGGAGTGACTTAATCAAAGATGGCAACAACTATCGCATCAACATTGTCATGCACAAAACACAATCTCCGATTTATCTTCCTCTTTCTAAGAAGGCCATCAATTGGGTTCCGGTGCGCAAAGACATGAGCGATGATGCTTTGTTGTTCCCCGGCTTACCAAAACAGATTAGCGCACCATTGTATCTATCTGCTTGGGTGAAGGCCGCCGGCATAACCAAACGAATCACATTTCACGCGAGCAGGCATACGTTTGCAACCATGATGTTGACTTTGGGTGTCGACCTCTACACAGTCTCAAAATTGTTGGGCCATTCCAAAATTGAGACTACACAGATTTATGCAAAGATTATCAATAAGAAGAAAGATGATGCCGTTAACCTCATAGATGAAATGTTCGATAAAGCCTAAAAGGTAATCATGTAAACTTACAATTACAATCCGAATTATATTTAGTGTCTGTTTCATGTGGATGATTCAGGCATTTTTATTGTGCCATATGAATCATGAAATATCTGTCCAAATTTGCTGTTCAATGTATGATTGAATATATGATTCGCCTCTGAGTGTGTAACTTACGTTAAGAATACAGTCATTTGCAGCTAAAAAATTGGCTTATAAACAAAGTCCAATTATCTTTGCCGCCGTTTTGAAGAACACACACTTCAACAACTTAAAATCCTAACCAATCTAACTAAAATGACTACAGCAAATTTTCACAACGCCGGAGCCGAAACATCATCCGTTACGATTGATGCGGCTACCATCGAAGATATGCAAAAGCGTATCTCAACTCTGGAGAACATGATCTATCAAACCAAAGAAATCTTCACACTTGAAGAGGCTGCACTCTACATCGGTGTATCTCGTTCTCAAATGTACAGACTCACTCACCTTCACATAATCCCATTCTACAAGCCATCCGGCAAACTCGTGTTCTTCGAGAAGGCCGAATTGGACAAATGGCTGCGTCAAGATTCGGCTAAATCAGATGCTTAAATTGTAGTTGAATAAGCTAAACTCAACCCTCAACTATGGCAAAAGTCAGGACCAAGAAAATCGGAAAGGAGCCGATTAAACTCCGTGCAAAAACTTTGAAAGATGGTACGCAATCGCTATACCTTGATTGCTACTTCGAAGGCAAACGTAGCTATGAATTCTTAAAACTTTATTTGATTCCGGGTGTAAGTCCGGCCATCAAAGCGCAAAACGATGTAACACTGAGTGCGGCAAATGCTATCAAGAATAAACGAATGTTGGAATTTACCAATAACAGAGCAGGTCTAATGAATACATCTGTACTCGCCAGACAGAAGTTGCGCGATTGGATGGAGACCTTCCGCAAAGCTCAAGAGAAGAAAGGAACGAAGGACCAGAAACTAATTCCTAGTACCATCCGCGCATTGTCTCAATATAATATCGATATTCAACTGAGAGATATTAATCGCAAATACTGCATCGGCTTTACAAATTTCTTGCGCAATGAATATCTCACTGCGCGTGGAGAGCATTTAATGCCGAATACCATCATCAATTACTTGGCCTGTTTCCGTAATGCACTAAATATGGCAGTGCGCGAGGGTATCTTGTCTGTTAATCCCTTCAATCAATTATCTGCACAAGATAAAATCAAAATTCCGGAGAGCAAGCGCGAGTATTTGACTATCGAAGAAGTGCATCGTCTTGAAGAAACTCCTTGCAAATTTGACTTCGCGAAACGAGCATTTCTATTCGGCTGCTACTGCGGACTTCGCATCAGTGACATCCGTCGATTGAAGTGGAGTGACTTAATCAAAGATGGCAACAACTATCGCATCAACATTGTCATGCACAAAACACAATCTCCAATTTACCTTCCACTTTCAAAGAAAGCGATCAAATGGATTCCTGAACGAACAGACTTGAGTGATGATGCTTTGTTGTTCCCCGGCTTACCAAAACAGATTAGCGCGCCATTGTATCTCAATGATTGGGTGAAGTCTGCCGGCATCACCAAACGAATCACATTCCACGCGAGTAGGCATACGTTTGCAACCATGATGTTGACTTTGGGTGTCGACCTCTACACTGTCTCAAAATTGTTGGGCCATTCCAAAATTGAGACTACACAGATCTATGCAAAAATTATCAACAAGAAGAAAGATGATGCTGTCAGTCTCATCGATGAAATGTTCGATTACGCCGAAAAGTAGTCATGTAAAATCCGATTGCAACTTAATCACTGACTCGATATCTAATCCAAAAATTCAATCATACAATTACATAACCGTACAACGAAATTTTTTAATTAATTCTATGCACAACACACTCCTTACAATTGATGAGGCTAGTGAGTACTTGGGCTTCAAGAAGTCCTACCTTCACAAGCTGATGATGAGGAAGGAAATTCCTTACTACAAACCTAACGGCAAATACTGCTTCTTTGACAAAGATGATCTCGACAATTGGCTTCGCAGAATCCGCATTCCATCTCAGGATGAAATCGATGAGCAAGCTGTCGCTTACATCACTCGCAAGAATGTTTTAGGCAAGTAAGAGCACGATTGCCGATAAATCAATCTAAAAGTGTACCGTCACTATAACCGGAGAATATTATTATGGGAAAAATTTTGGTTTCGCCCGTTGCGAATTGCAGCGCGGAAACTCCTGCCATTGCGTACAACCAGTGGCGGTTGATGGAACTTCCATTCGGAAGTCATGTAAACTCTATCGGAACATCAATTCAAACTAATTCAACTGCCGTATGAGTACACGCAAGTACAACAAAATTTTATCTTCGCATCTCAAGTCTGTATCACTTGAGTTGTCAAGCGATGCAGTCGATTGGCTTGCATCGACAATCGTCAACAACGATGGCGAAGTGATCTGCAACTTCACATTGTTCTACGATCTGCTATGTCGTATGCGTACCAAGCCGGGTGCTGATGAATCGTTTCGCCGTCCTATCACCCTTCCATTAGGTAAGTTCCAATTCTCTGAAGAGGGACTTGCTGATGACTGGAAGCTCGGACGAAAGCGAGTAAGACGCATCATTCAGGAGATGTCCGAGCTTCGCCTCATCAGCACTAGTTCATCACGCACCGCTTCGAGCGGATCTATTGACTGCGTTGCATTGTGGGTAGGCCTGAATGGCAAGACCAATTCTAACGCGTCTAAGACGTCAGGAAGGGGATAATTCGGCTCTTGGAGCCACTGTTATTAACGTGTACGTGTCCAGAAGCGCTTTGACCGAAGGGCTGTTTAAATGAAGGGATGTTGCAAGGTATGCCTAGGTACTACCTTTCCTGCGGAAAAGTGTCCCAGGCCCTTGCAATTAGCCGGATAGCTAATTGGTTAGGCGCTC